TAGATTCATCAGAATATATATCTAAAGCTGAAGCAATAATAGAATCAGTATCCATTGATTCATAATCTCTAAACAAACCCAATCTTAATTGTTGTTGATATAGTTGATCATTATACCCATATTGCTGTGCATTCATATTTGAATATAATTTCTGGTATCTATCAACTAAATTTGTTTGAATATTAGACTGTAATTGTCCAGTGTCCACTATTTTTAGTTTTCTACCACCAATATTTCTAACAATTGTATTTGTAGAAAATAATCGTTTTAGTCTTGAAAATATATCTCTATCAGCCATTTTTTACCTCTTTATTTAATTAACCAATCCAATGATTCTTTTTCTCCTCTGGGACCAACTTCCCATTCCCAAGAATTATTTTCATAGCTAGGTTTTTGCGGTAACATCTGCGATGATGCGCCACCCAAAGTTTTTTTAGTCAATTCTATTCCTTCGTTTCTCAATCTTAAAGCAGTATCTCTTACCCAAAGAGTCAAAGCGAAACTTATTACTAAATCATCATTATATCCCTGCATCGCTTCAGCCTTATTATTGTTATATATAAATACAAACAATTCATCAATTAATCGATTTGAATGAACAATTACAGACTTTTCTCTAAAATATTCCTCTAATTTAGATACAACTAACGGTCTTGTCTTCATTGTCATACTAAATCCAGCTACCATATTCCTATCTGCAATTCTATACTTATTTGACATTTGATGTTCTGTATCTACATACTTTAAATCTTTACTCATATAAAATAAATTCTCATAACCTCTATCAATACACTGTTGGAGAGCAGCCCAACCAATATTATTATTTTCAACAACTAACAGTGCGTTATTATATTCTGTAGCAGTATTTACACACAAATTCCCAAAATCTTTTGTAGACATCCTACCTTTATATTCTGCTACTTGTTCCATACTCTCTATTTCCATAACATGAAATGCAGAATAATCTGTACTGTCTCCTCTACTAACATCAGCACTCAATACATAATCTTTTGTATAGTTTGCTGGTTTCCATATCCAAAGGTTACTATCTATACCCCGTTTTTCTAAAGGATCTCTAACTTGTGTCTGTTGATATTCTTCTAAAATTTTACCATCTATAACAGACTGACCAGAAGTGATAAAGTCACAATCACATTCCTGAGCAGCTAATGAAGGACCCAATAATCTATCTTGTTCTTTTCTCCATTCATCACCTCTTTCAGGATGTAAGTTCCAATGTAATCTAATAAAGTTCCAATCATTTGTTCCTTCTTCTGCATCAACCCAAATTTTATGAAACCAATTACCAACACCATTTGGCGTAGAAAGTGCAATACATTTTCCACCAGTAGAAAGTGTCTGAGAAGCAGCAGCCCATATCGTTTCAATTTTATCGATAAAAGCAGCCTCATCTAATATCAACAATGACAAAGCCTCTGACCTACCAGCCTCATCACCACTTGCAACTGCTTTTACCTGTGAACCATTGTTGTACCTTAACGACAGCTTGTTATCTTCAACGCATTTCTGTTTTAGCCAGCTAGGCAAATTAGCATGCATAACTCTTACTTTAGTTACCAAATTTTTCGCAGTATCTTGTTTAGTAGCAATTACCAGTATATTCTTATCACTCTGAAATGTCATCATCCAAAGAGAATATCCTGCAGTCAACGTTGATAATCCTAATTGTCGAGCTTTAAGTACAATATTAAAACGATAATCTTCAAAAGTCTCTAATGACTTTTCTTGATAGTTATATAAATGAAAAGGAACTTTACCTTTTATTGGGTGCTGAACAACACAATACTTTTTCATAAAATAAGCTGGATCTTTAGCACATTTTGTATACTCTTTTTTAATTACTTCTTTAAGTTGTCCTTGTTTCATTACATTTTTCCTAAAACAAATCCTATACCTAACCATAAATATTGATTTTCATACCATTTCGATTTAACTAACTTAACCATCTTTTCATTAGCTTCATCACGAACCTTTAATAAATCAATCTGTTTATCTTTAGCAACCAATAATAAAGAATCAACATTTGCTTGTTTTTCCATTTTGTTTACTAACCCCTCATAAACACTTATTTCTTCTGTTTTAGCGTCTACTAGTTCTTCACATTTTGCTATTTTACCTTCCCATTGAGCATCTCTTTCCTTGATCATTTTCAACGCTTCTTCTTGTGTAAATGTCGTTTGTGCCAACAATGGTGTAAGTAATAATATCCAAAAATACTTCATATTAACCTCACTTATTTTTAGCAAACTTTCTTAAAAATTCTTCGGCGGATTCTACTTCGTCATTTTCATACGCCTCTTCCATTTGCTCTGTTTTCTTTTTAGTTTTAGTAAGTTTTCTTTTTAAGTTACCAACCTCTTTTTTAGAAGCAGTTTTTGCCTCTTCTAATTCTTTAATTTGTTTTTCAACCTTCTTCTCTTCTTTTTTGTTTTCTTTAATGACCTTGCCAAGCTCTTTTACTTCTTTACTTTTAGAAGCACCAACAGCAAAAAAAGCTCCAACCATACTCAAAAATCCAAGTATTATTTTCCAAATTTTCATTCTTTTTTCTCCAATCCGTTTAAAATTTTTGTATATTCTTCTAACGCTTCTTCAGCCATTAACTTAATATGACTAGTATCAACACTCCACTTTTCTTTTTCCATCTCTGGATAATTCACACCAACCTGATTATACCACTCGGGCGCTTTCATATCTTTCCACTCTTCAATTGTTTGAATTTGATCTTTAATAAAAGCAATTTTATTTTGTTTAATTTTTTCCTTTTCCCACTCTTCATATTTTCCTTCTATACGAAGCTTATTTTCTATTTTAATTTGACAATCAAAACAATGTCCATACAGTCTCCACATTTTATCATCAAGTCTTTTCTTCATAACTTTATTACATTCTTTACAAAACAGAGGCATTCTAACATCCTGCATCAGTTCTGTCATTTTTGGAATAACATCACCCTCTTCTTTTTCTTTACCTTTATAACCAACCATTGCCCTTTTTTCAGTTTCACGGCCAGCTAATATATCACTTAATGCTTGATTTTGTCTTTCTGTTTCTTTACTGTATCCCATAATTACCTCGTAAACTTTAACATTCCTAAAATTTGATTAACAGGTGCAAATGCTCCTGTATATTTATACAATTTACCTTTATAAACAAATGTAACTCCTTCACTTGGAATAATTGATTTAAATCCACCCAAAGCTTTCAATCTATCTAATTGTGTTTTTAACAAACTTAAATCAGAAGGATTGTTAGCAGTTTTAACCTTTGTAATTGCTTTATTTAAATCTTTTTTTATTTTTTGCACAGCTGCTTCAGGATTAGCAGATATAAAATCTCTCATATTTTTCATAACTTCAGCGCCCAATTCAAAAAACAGAACTTCCCAATCTCTTATATGCTGTTTTTGTAATTTAACATGGTCATGCTTATCAGTAGCTAATACCCAATCTAAAAATTTTGGATGATCTTCTTTTAACTCTTTTTTCATCATAGGAATAGTATATGATTTATCATAAAATGCCCACCGTTTTGTAAGTTTATCTAATACATCATTGGTGATATTTGAAAAGTCTGAAGAATGGGCTCCAGCCAAAATATATTCCATCCAATACATTTGATGATAATCTGCTAATGTATCTGAATTACTTAGCGCATACCGAGTTTGGAGTTGATTTAACTTATTCAAAAAATATTGTTTTCTAGCACTAAAATCTTTAACTGGTGGTAAAGTAGTTACAGACGGTTTTGTTATCTGATATGTATTTTGTACATTTTTATTAATTTGTTTTATCATACCAGCAAGAGTTCTTGCACTGCCTCTATCAGAACCTACAGCATTACCAGCCTTATCATACTCCATAGTTCCATGGAATTGTAAAAGTGCTCTATCATAAAGTATTACATTTGCTGTTTTTGGATAAATAATTTCCAATGACATAAATTTCTTACCCTCTGCGAATATTTTATCTTTTTGTTTTTTGCTAAGACCTTTTATTGCTTTCTGTAAATCTGTAACTGCTTGTACAAAAGCCTTTTCAAGATCGCCCCTACCAGCAAACATTTTCTTTATACCACTCACACCTAAAGCATTAGCACCAAAGTTTTTAATATGTCCTTTATTTCTTGCAGCAATAAGTTTTCCATTCTTCCAACTTATCATTATATTTTGACCATCTGTTTTTTCTGTAACT